TATAGTTTAACAACTCCTGATAAAAACGAAAAATATAATAGAGTTATAGTTGGCTTTGTTGACCCAGCAAGAAATTATCAAGTTAATGAAATTCAATGGCCACCTATTGACGATTCAGGATTACCAAGTGCAGATCAACACGCAACTATGAAATCGGCAGATGGTGGTTTTTTATTAGAGGGTAGATTTTCATTCAGTACAATTACAAGCCAATATCAAGCAGAAGAAATGGCAGAGGTTATACTTAGAAGAAGTAGAGAAGCATTATCTCTAGGTATTACAGTTAGTTTAGATGCTTATGATTTAGCAATAGGAGATATAGTTAATATTACACATTCTTCTTTAGGATTCTCTGCTAAACCTTTTAGAGTTCTTGGAATTACTTTTAATGAAGATTTTACTGTTGGTTTATCTTTAGTTGAACACCAAGATAGTCATTATACTTGGGCAACTAAAACACAAGCTACAGCAACACCATCAACTAATTTACCTAATCCATTTACAATTCAACCACCAGCAAGTGTTACTTTAAATGATACTTTAATTGAATATAATCAAACACCACTTATTGCATTAGATATTACTATTGGTGCAAGTACAGATTCATTTATTGATTATTACCAAGTAGAATATAAATTAAATACAGATACAAATTATATTATTTATGCTCAAGGTTCAGGATTAAATCATAGAGTTTTAAATGTTAAAGAACAAGGTGTTTATGATGTTAGAGTAAAAGCTGTAAATACTTTGGGAGTTTCATCAACTTATGTAACTGCTCAACATACTGTTGTAGGAAGTACAGAACCACCAAGTGATGTAACAGATTTTAGTTGTAATATTATTGGTTCAGAGGCTCACTTAAACTGGGAACAAATACCTGATGTAGATTTATCACATTATCAAATTAGATATTCAACATTAATAAGTGGTGCAGAATGGAATAATAGTGTTTCTTTGATTGAAAAAGTATCAAGACCTGGAACTTCAATATCAGTACCAGCTAGAACAGGAACTTATTTAATTAAAGCTATTGATAAATTAGGTAATTTTTCAATTAATGCTACAACAATTTCTACAAATATAACTTCTATTGGAAATTTTAATGCAGTTTCTAGTCAATCAGAACACCCAACATTTTCTGGTACAAAAACAAATTTAACATTATCCAATAATCAATTAAGGCTTAGTAATCTTAATTTAGATGGTACTTATGAATTTTCAGCACCTATAGATATTGGAGGAATCTATACAACGAGAGTAACAGCTAATATTACACAATTTGCAGAAGACCCTACAGATTTATTTGATTCAAAAAGTGGATTGTTTGATTCTACTACTGGTTCATTTGATGGAGATTACGCATCTAATTCAAATGCACATTTAGAAATAGCTTTATCAAATGATGGAGTTACATACACAAATTTTAAAAATTTTGTTATTGGAGATTATACAGCTAGATATTTTAAATTTAGGGCTTATTTTATTTCAAGAGATCAATTAACAACTCCTGTAATTAGTGAATTATCAGTAACATTAGAAATGGAAGATAGAATATTTAGTGGAAATGACATTACTTCTGGTGCTGGAACTTATACTGTAACATTTACAAATCCATTTAAAACTTCAAGTTATGCTGTAGGCATCACAGCCGAAGACATGGCTACAGGAGATTTCTTTGTTGTTGAAAACAAAGCTATTGATTCTTTTGATGTTACATTTAAAAATTCAAGTGGAACAGCAGTATCAAGAACATTTGACTATATTGCAAAAGGCTATTAAAAGGAGTATAAACGCATCATGGCACAAACAACTCAAATAACAATAGACAACCAAACATTTCCATCATTTAGATCAAAATTAAATGAAAGTTTAAGTGCATTAAACACTCTTAATTCAGGAACTTCAAGACCAAGTTCAGCAGTTGCTGGAACGATTTGGTTAGATACTACTTCTGCAAGTACACCTACTTTAAAATTTTATGATGGGGCAGATGACATATCTTTAGCTACAATAGATTATACAGCTAATACAGTTAATTGGTTAGATAGTTCAGTAACATTAACATCTCCAGTTTCAATTAGTGGAAGTTCATCTGCTGGTGCAGAAATTAGATTACCAGAAGATACAGATAATGGTTCAAATTATGTTGGATTAAAAGCATCAGATAGTATTGCATCTAACATAACATTTACTTTACCAAGTTCTGATGGTACAGCAGATCAAGTTTTAAAAACAGATGGTTCAGGTAATTTATCCTTTACAGATGTTTCTGGTGGAACATCTTGGCAATCAAGTATCGTAACAGGAACAACTTTATCAGCAGTAGCTGGAAATGGTTATTGGATTGATACGACTTCAAATGCTTGTACTGTTACACTTCCAGCATCAGCAAGTGTTGGAGATACAATAGAATTTTCAGACTATGCAAGAAATTGGGCAACAAATAATGTTACAATAAACCAAAACAGTTTAAACTTTCAAGGAAACTCATCTCCTAATCCTGTCTATGATGTTAATGGTCAATCAGTAAGATTAGTTTATTCTGGTGCAACACAAGGTTGGATTCCAACTTCAGATGATGATGTAACTTTAGAAACTCCACAAACTTATTCAGCAGAATATTTAGTAATTGCTGGAGGGGGTGCTGGAGGTTCAGATCATGGAGGTGGTGGTGGGGCTGGTGGTTTATTAACTAATTTTGGTGGTTCAGCTATTAATTTAAATCCAGGAACTGTTTATACAGCTACAGTAGGAAGTGGAGGTGCTGGAAGTACTTCTGCATCAGCAGGTGCTAGTGGAAATAATAGTGTATTATCAGGAAGTGGAATTTCAACTGTAACTTCTATTGGCGGTGGTGGTGGAGGTCGATTTAATGCTGTTGCCGGTCTTGTTGGAGGTTCTGGTGGAGGTGGTGGTGCTGGAAATGGTGCTGGTGGTTCTGGTACATCTCCTCAAGGAAATGATGGAGGAACTGGTGGTGCTTATTCTTCACCTTATTATTCTGGTGCTGGTGGAGGAGGTGCTGGTGCTGTTGGAACAGATGGAGGTGCAAAACCTGATGGTGGAGCTGGTTCTTCAAATTCAATAACAGGTTCAGCAGTTACTTATGCTGGAGGTGGTGGAGGTGTTTCTGATGGTACACCTGGAGATGGAGGTTCTGGTGGTGGAGGTGATGCTGGAAAACCTGGTGCTGGAACATCTGGCACAGCTAATACAGGAGGTGGTGGAGGAGGCGCACAAACACCTGACACTACAGGATCAGGAGGAAGTGGTGTAGTTATTTTAAGAGTAGCAACAGCAGATTATTCTGGTACAACAACAGGCTCTCCAACTGTTACAACAGATGGTACAGATACAATTATTAAATTTACAGGAAGTGGAACTTATACTGCATAGGAAATTATTATGGCACATTTTTGCAAATTAGGAATAGGAAATAAAGTTTTAAGAGTTGAAGTAATATCTAATAATGTTGCAACAACTGAGCAAGATGGTGTAGATTTTTTAAATAATCTTTATGGCACTAATGATGTTTGGAAACAAACTTCTTACAATACAAAAGGTGGAATTCATTTATTAGGTGGAACTCCATTTAGAAAAAATTATGCTGGGGTTGGGTATAAATATGATCAAACAAGAGATGCTTTTATTCCACCTAAACCTTTTAATAGTTGGACATTAAACGAAACAACTTGTCTTTGGGAAGCACCCATTGATAAACCTGATGATGGACAATCTTATGATTGGAATGAAACAAATCAAACTTGGCATTTAAGAACATAAATATTTAATGAGTGGTGTGAGAGAAGCTGTAATACAAAATTTATTTCCAACACCTGTCTATATGACAAATATAGATAGACCATTTACAAAACAAGAATTAAAATTTGTAGAAAATCAAAAAAACCACACAACTAAAAATGATGGTAATATAAGAAGTCTTGATAATTATATATTAAACAGAAAAGAGTTAAAAAACATTAAAAAAATTATTGATACTTCTTGTGAAGATTATTTACAAAAAATAATATGTCCAAAAGAAAATCTTAAACTTTATATAACTCAATCTTGGTTAAACTATACAGAAGTAAATCAATATCATCATAGACATGAACACCCTAATTCAG